AAGGTCCTCAAGAAGATCCGCCACCGCGAGCTGACCCTTACCTTCATGGACGACACCGGCAATCGGGTGTTTGACTTCTTCCGTACGCTGATGTTCCTGCACTCGCCAATCACAAAGCGGGCTCTCTCCCGTGATGGCACGCTTGATGGTCCAAACACCCTGCTTACCCCTGATGATAGCGGCATGGCCTTCTCATCAGTGAGCGGTCTGGGCACGGTCGAGAGGGATGACATTGCCCATCGTGGCGTCATCAACTCAGCTGTCGGTGGCTCCATCGCTTACATTCGAGTCAAGCAGATGTTCGTCAATCCATCGGGCAACGATGGTGGTGGTTCAAAGAGCATCGACCCACAGATGGTTGTCTACGACTTCATCAACCCCCGCATCACTTCCTTTGACCTTGATGACCTGACGCACGAGTCATCTGATCCGTCCCTTCTCACCATGCAGTTCGACTACGACTGGATGGAGATGGTAAAGACAGGTACGCTCTACTCAACGCCAGGTCCGATCTACAACATCACCGTTCCTGGTGTTACGAATGCGCCTGTTGACATCCTCAACGGCAAGAACGCGCCGAAGGAAACTGCAGCTAGCGTCAAGGGTATCTCACCTGGTGGTGGCGGCAATCCGTACCTGAACATCCTTACGAACCAAGCAGCGCGCGCTGCTCAGAAGATCACGAGCGATGCTGTCAACAAGGCAGTGAAAAGCGTTGCCGGTTCTGGGCCATTCGCCACGGCCATCGCTGGCTCACTAAGCTCGGTTGGTCGGGGCATCAACGGCCTGGTCAGTGCAGGTGCAAGTGACCTACTTACTGGCGCGGCCTCCAGCGCAAAGTCCACTTACACCTCGATCACCCGCCCAACTGCTTCTGACAGCTCAACTCTCGGTTCTGACAATGCCAAGATCGTACGTTCAACCGACGGAGGCGGCTGATGGCTGCCTACGGTCGGTTCATTCCGAAGAATCCGCAGAAGTACGCGGGCAACGTCAACCGCGTGATGTTCCGTTCCTCATGGGAGCTGCGCTTCATGCAGTGGCTGGACACGAACGCCGCCATCATTCGCTGGGGCTCTGAGGAGCTTGCCATCCCATACATCAGCCCGCTTGACATGCGGCAACATCGCTACTTCCCAGACATGATCGTCATGTACAAGCACCAGGACGGTTCCATTCGCAAGGAGATCGTCGAGATCAAACCGTACAAGGAGACGGTGGCCACGCCTCGCTCCACGGATCGTGACAAGCAGGCCCTCCTCGTCAATGACGCAAAGTGGAAGGCCGCTGCAGGCTTCGCTGAGAAGAACGGTGCTACCTTCCGGGTCATCACCGAGAAGACGATGTTTGCTGGGATTCGCCAGCGCCAGGCACCACAGATGGGGAGAGCCGTATGAGCGACACGATGATGACAAGCAAGCCGAAGATGATGAACCCGCTTGATGAGCTGTTTCAGACGGCACAGGAAACTGGTGAGTTGGCAGCCTACGAAGCCGTCACCGAAGGCGAGCTCGCTGAGCTACAGTCGGACAAGTCAGGTCCCGAGAAGGACGAGGAAGACCAGCAGATCGACAACAAGATCGATGCGGTGTACGATGCCGCGCTGGAGACCTTCCAAAACCAGATGGCCTACACCGAGATCGTTGAGCCGCGGTTCGCTGCCCGCAACGCTGAGGTTGCTGCCTCCTACCTGAACATCGCCCTAAATGCAGCTGCCACGCGCGCACGGGTGAAGGGCGACCGCGCTCGCACTAAGACGTTTGTGCCGTACGCCAATGGCCGCAATGCCAATGGAACGGTTGTGGCATCACGAGAAGACATCATGCGCATGATCGCAGTTGATGCCGAAACCAAGGAGCTGAAATGAGAATCGATGAGATCTTTCGCACAACCCCAGCGAATGACATCGCCCCACATATCAAGGGCGTGAAGGGCAAGGACGGCAAGATCGTTCCAAAGAACGATGAGCTGGCTGCGCTGGCTGACGCCACAAGGGGCGGTATGAAGTTCAAAAGCCGCGTCACTGCAACTGGCAAGGTCCCGGAGCGCAAGTGAAAGTTGCTCAGCTACTTCGTGAAGAAGATGAGTCGGAGGTCTTCTACTGCACGAAGAGGTCCGAGATCAACCGCGCGGTTGCCAGCATGGGTATGGCTGAATCAATCGACTTTGCAATCGAGCATCACCCGTCGATGGACAAGCGCAACTATAGCGTGGACCAGACCGATGATGAGTACGATGCGATTCGGAAGATCATCAAGCTGCACACAAAGAACAGACCTGGTGGGCTTGGCTCTGGCTTCCTCACAGGCCGCTTTGACAGCAGAAAGATGCTGGAGCAGCTGAAGGCCTGCCTTGAGGACCTCGGTGATCTGTTTGATCCAGCCAAAGAGAACACCGAGTGGCCTTGGAAGGTCGCTCTTGAAGATGAAGCGTGGCTCTACAAATGAAGCTGCTAAGAGAGATCACTGAGGTTGAGGACGGCAAGATCCTGCTGAAGGGCGGCTTCTACCTGGTGCCAGACATGCCTCGCGTATCACAGGACTACCTCAGCTGGGCGGTCTATCGTCTGATGGACGACGACACCGAGCTGGCCGAGTGCTGGATGCTGGATGACGGCCTGGACAAGGACACCAAGATCTTCGGTTTCAAGCAAGCGGACAGTGAGAAGGAATCTACCCGCTATCGGGCACCCTCCCAGAAGATGGCGCTTGACGGGTTCTACAGGTGGATTGAAGGAAAGCTGGTAAACATGAACGAAGACCTCTTCGCCGACTCCCGCAAGGCACGGCAGGCCAAGTCAAACGCCGGCAAGCCGGTCTACACGCGGCGCCTAAACAAGGATGGCTCTGAATCGGGTATGCGCGATGGCACTACCCTCCACAACACCGAGGAAGAGGCCAAGAAGCACCACGACCAGCTCGTCGCCAACAACCCAAAGCAGAAGATCGCCCACCACATGTACTCGTACAACGGTGAAGAGACCTTTAAGACAAAGTTCGTGGCTGGCAAGGTCGTTCCCCTGAAGGGCGGCATCGCCGGTGGTTCTGAAGAGGATCGCCTGGAGGATGCCACGCACGACTTCATCCAGATGCTGGACGATGAGGGCTCTGCAGCCGGCACGTGGATGCCGTTCCCAAAGAAGGTTGAGCTTTACAAGCTCTACCGCGACAAACACAAGATCAAGTCTACCGGTGTTGACACCGAGAACATGGTGGCGGCCATGGCTAGTGCCAAGATCAACAAGAAGATTGATTCTCTTGTGCTGAAGGGCTGGAAGCTCTTTGGTAAGAAAGAGAACAGCGACTATGTCGACATGGTATTCACAAAGGCACCGTAATGCCAATCAAGTTTGTCACTCGTGCTGCTGAACATGCTGGAGTTTCTCTGGAGACGGCTGAGCACCGCTGGAAGGAAGCCAAGGCCGCTGTCCACAAGGGCAAGCGCCGTGGTTCCTGGTACTGGGGCAAGGTGATGAACACCTTCAAGCGCATGATGGGTCTCATGGAGGCCGTCACCCTCAAGGAGTGGATGCTCCTAGAGGAGGACACGCCGTTTGTGACCTGGCCTGAGATGTTCCACCTGTATGACCGGTACGCTGCTGTGCGAGTAGTTGATGACGAGTTCTACGTGTGCTACAACGTAGAGGTTCTCATGGGCGACAACACCAAGATCCAGCTCTCCGCTGGGTGCAGCAAGCTGGCCGCCGATCCGAACGAGGTCTCATACACCCTCGGATACGACCGTAACTTCACGCAGAAGCTTGGCATTCGGCAGGACAACAAGTTTGCTCACTTCAAGAAGTGGGCCATTGACGCCGTGCAGAAGTTCATTGAGCGTGAAGGGCTAGCCGAGGGGCTGCATAAGGCCCCGTTCAAACGCGTTGTGATGCACCTACCAGATGAGCTCTACATCGGCAAGGGCCTATACCTTGAGCTGTACCCGGTTCATCGCGTCGAGCACTACACCTGGTACATTCACCGTCTGATGGACGATGCACCGGTCGGAAAGCTGTTCCTGTTCCGTCGGGGTACGCAGCTCTGGATGGCAGTACACCGAATGGACGACACCATGGTGAAGGTCATTCCAGTTGACAGCTTTTCCGAGGAAGACATCAAGAAGTTCATCCTTGCCCATCCCCCAATCAACCTCAATGAAGGCCGCTACAATAGCGCAAAGGATCGGCGCGTTGAACCTGAGTGGGTTCCCTTTACGGTTGAACCTATCTCAGGTGAATGGCCGGCCAGCCGTGGCAACCTCTGGCGCGCGCTTGACGACGCCTTTGGCGAGCACAGCTGGGAACTGAAGGACAAGACGGCTGAGCATTCACGAAAGTGGACGAACAACCTGCCGGTCACGTACGTGCACCACGCGGACGCCACCATGGACTACAAGAAGCTGAAGGCAGCCGGGTTCAGGATTACCTTCCTGCCTGACTAAATAGCTCTCAAACACTGGACGCAAAATGGACTACGACTACCAAGCCATCTACGATCAGGCGGCTGCCGCCGAAAACCCTGAGACGCATGGTCCGATGGCCACCCTTATCAGCCACCTGCTGAAAGCGCGCAACACGGCTCACATGTGGCACTGGAGGGTCAAGTCCTTCTCGATGCACATGGCCCTGGGTGAGCTCTATGAGGAAATGCTGGACCTGACTGATGAGCTGTTTGAGATGTACATGGGCATGTACGGCACCGACGCACACGTCGAGCTTGGTGGTGAGAACGGCTTCTCCGAGGGTGACCCAATCGACTTCATCCAGCAGCTCTCGGTCCTCTTGAAGGTCTTTGAGAAGCAGATCCCGCAGGACGGCACCCTGGTCGGCAAGTACCAAGAGCTGCAGGGACTCGTCGCCCGCACCAAATACAAGATGGTGAACCTGCAATGAGCATCCTTCAAGACCTGCTTGCCCTGAAGCAAGCCATCCCTGAGAACCAAGACGAATTGGAAGCTGCACACGCTGCCCAGGCGGATGAGTTTCATTCTGGTCATGATGACAGCGACATGACCACCACCGAGCTTGCCTCGGCAGATGAGTTCGCGGTTGAGCATGATTCAGATGACATGGTGCACATCCTCGATGGTGAGCGCTCCATCCGGGTCACGATGCCCTACCACATCTGGTTGGAGCTGTGCCAGGAAACAGTGCATCGTCACGCGATGCGCCGCTAAACATGAAGACAACTGAGCTCTTCGAAGACAAGTACGATCCAGCCTTCAAGATGCTGGATGGCACCAACCCTGCCAAGCCGTACCCCCATTCTGAGATCATGGCCGCCATGAAGCAGCTGCATGCCCGCATCGAGCGTCAGGCAGATGCGTACGGCAACAAGATCGGTAAGAAGGGCACGTTCAAGCAGACCCACAGGTTCCTTCCTGCTCAGATTGCCCCCGACGAATGATTCTTTCCGAGATCAGAAAGCCGGCCTTCAAGGAACCGGTGCTACCTGCTGCCAAGGATGAGGACATCCAGGCGGTAAGGGAAGCGGTTGGCTTCCTGTTTGCCGTGCAGAAGCGCTTGGAGAAGCTGGACGAGCGCTATGCCGACACGGACGACTACGGTGGCATCGGAATCTACCATCACTACATCGGTTTTAGGTGGTTTGGCGGCGGTGGGGAGTCAATTCCGACGGCCGACAAGCAGGCTATTAGAACCATCGTAAAAGAGGAGAGGTCCAAGCGCAGGCAGCTGTGCCGGTTCCTGGGCGCCAAGGTCCTTTTTGAGGATGGAGAAGGTTCCATCGCTATTGACTGGCTGCACGATCAGGGCTTTGGCCGGAACCCGGCCTGGGATAATGCATGGCATGCGGCCGGTATGAAGCACGTCGACTACAGCGACATGGTCAAGGACCTACACGCCCTTGGAGATGAACGATGAAGCTTTCTGAGATCCTTGATGATGATGACAGCTATGAGCTGATGACCAAGGTCCTCCAGAAGAGCGGCTTTCACGTGGCAGGAACCACCATTCGGAACAAGCACGCCCTGTGGCTGGCCCTTGGCAAGTCGTTCGGTGGTAAGAAGGGCCGGCTCCAGCTGAAGGGAGATGTCTGGCACTTTGACATCGTTTCCGGTCAGGGACACAAGGTTTACCAGGGGACCGGCACCGAGGAGGACGCGCTGACGTTCTTCCACAACTTCGTCATTCACTACCCGGTCAAGGAGTCCCAGGACGATGACGTTCCCCTGGTCTGGCTCCTGGTCGCCAAGGAGAAGGCCAAGCAAAAGCGCGTCTCCATCGCCGCTGAGGTCGAGCTGAAGGGCATGAACTTCATCACCGGCGAGATCATGCAGGTGGACATTCCAGCCAGTCAGGTTCACATCTATGCGTACTCCCGGACATGGTCCCTGCCGATGCGGGCCGAGGACGATGAGCGCTACACCCTGGTAAAGGACGAGCGGTCCGACTTCTACTGGGTAAAGGACCTCGACCATGAAGCTGACTGAGCTGCACCTACATGAGCTGGAGGAGCATGAGTTCCAGCTGGAGATGATGACCAAGTTCCTGAGGAAGGAAGTTCCATTCCACTGGTCGGTTAAGTACGACCGGAAGGGCGGCACCATCCTGGTCCGGGTCGGCGTTGAGCTGGCCGGTTGGGTCCAGTACGATGAGTCCCTGGATGTCTACAACACCAGCTACTACCTGAACGGTGTCCGTCAGTTTGGCACGAACGAGCTGGAGTTTGAGGAGGTTCCATCACAGGTGACCGTTGACATGGAAGGGATCAAAAAGAACCATGCCATCCCTGAGGCTGAGGACCCCGGTCGAAACGCCCAGGGTCATGTCATCTCCGCGCCGCTGATCTGGAGAGCCATCAAGCACGCCGAGGAGAAGGGCCTGACCGTCTGGTCGGATATTCCCGGCGGTGAAGGTGACTGGACCATTCGCTACGGTCCTTCAGATAGCAAGACCACCGACCTCAAGGACATGCACTACTTCTACGTACGCGTTCAGGACCAGCACGGCGGTGACAACTGGTTTGAGATCATTCCAGAGGATGATGACCTGCTGGAGCTGCACCCCGACAACCAGGGCGGGTTCGAGGTACGTGACCCTACCGGAAAGTTCAAGACATGATCACCTTCAAGCAGTTCCTGGCAGAGGACCCCCTGTTTGATCTCTCCCTGGAGATGGCCATTCGCAAGGAGCTTGGTGTTGACCATGCCCTTGCTGCCGCCACCCTGAATTGGCTACGCGACGGTACCACCTCTACCACCTCTATCAACGACGACGACGAAGAGGTCGATATCTTCAACGCCCTGTCGAGCCGGTTCAACGACCGGATGGAGAAGGAACAGACGCCGCACCATGACATCGATGAGATGCTCCAGCTGTGGATGACAAAGCTGCTCAAGACGAAGTACAAGCTGAACCTCACTGAGGCCAAGGAGGACTTCTCCCTCATCTCTGGTCTGCTCAGCAACCTCCTAAGGAAAGGGGAGTTGGTCAAGGCATACGCTGAGGTCTGGAACAGCGATCCCAAGAAGATGAAGCCGGAGCTCTACACCATTCGCAAGGTCAAGGACGCTCGAGTCTACCTCCAGGTAGGACAGAACGTTCAGACCTGGTTTGAGCTGAACCCGGATGGTGATGTCCATGACGACATGTACCTCCAGAAGGAAGGCGACTTCTGGGTACTGGCTGAACCGAAGAGAAAGTTCATCCGCACATGAAGGTAGCTCAGCTCTTTGAGGAGTACTCCCTGCTCCGACAGCTGATTATTCAGCGTCTTGCTAGGCATGAACCAGTTCGACTTGATTTTGGTTGGAACATGAAGAACGGCTACAAGAAGTTCACCGGCTACGTCGCCTTCGTGAAAGACAATGACCTCCACACAACTCGCGCCGACCACAAAGGTGAGTTTGAGCGCGACCACTTTGAGCTGCCTGCCGATGTTGATGAGAAGCTGACCCTCCGCAAGGACGGTGTTGGCGGTTGGCTCGTCCAAGGAGTTTGACATGCTGCTGACGGAAATTACTATTGCTGCTGGTGTAGAATCTCTAGCTGCCTGGATCAAGAACAACGTGCCTGCTCCTACACCTAAGGACCACAAGAACCCAGCTGATTTTTGGTCTAGGAACCCGTTTAAAGTGTGGACCAGAGGTGATGGTTTTCGCTACAAGGACGCGCCGTTTCTTGAATTCACCCATGGCAGCTATACCGATGCCGCGTGGGAAGCCCTATTGAAGCTCCCACATGAAACTGCAGTGCTTGTCGGCCCCTTCGGTTCCGATAAGAACGATGCAATCGTTATCGGGGGTAATGTCTACACGCGATCAACCATGGCCATCAGCGTATACACCAAGACAGGTATCGCACGATCACGTGTCATGCACCTCAAATCTGAGAGCGACGGCCTGATCTATGACATCATCAATCGAAAGCTTGGGCTCAATCGTCCGCTAAACATCAAGCTTGGCAAGCCGTGGAACAGCTACGGCAAGGTCATAGGTATTGATGGTCGTGAGTTGACAGTTAACACCGGCGATGACACGATGGAGACCGTCTATCTCCCATCTTCAGATACCATTGACATGACACTGACCATCAAGGACATTGCCGGGACCCCCACTTTGGTGCGAAAATAGACCGGTTGGTACGTACAAGGAATCTGACATGCGAGTATCCCAACTTCTAGAGTCCATTGACTACAGCCCCCTCACCAAGATCTGGCAGGGCGACACCCTGAACCGGGTCATCGTTAACCTGAAGACCATGGGTGAGGACCCCGCCCTGCTAGGTGACATCCTCGACAACGCCCGGTCCAAGTACTCTGAGTCCACCCCTGAGAAGCTGTTCAGCTACGTGAAGCCGCTCATTGACGCCACCCAGCACCACGCTGACGACCGCATCTTTACCACCTGCGTCAATGATCTGCTGATCCACATTGTCGTGGCTGTCCTGAAGCTGGAGCCCGATGCCCTGAAGGCGCTCAAGAGCAAGGTACCCGTTGAGCTCCTGTCCAAGCACATCAACCAGGAGCTGGCGGTCAAGCTTAAGCTGGCGAACTGGCGCATCACCCGCACCAAGGATGAGGAGCAGTACGACGAGGACAACCAGCTGTACGTGTTTGTCGGCCGTCCTACCTTCAAGGAGGAGCCAAAGGGCTCCGACAACTTCAAGAAGACCCTGGAGATTGAGCGCCTGGTTCCCATTGATCGCTTCGACCAGAAGGCCCATCAGATGGTCGCCATGATGAAGCTCCGGGCGCGCATGCAGGGTGAGAACTCAGAGGTCTACCAGGTTCACCTGCCCAAGGACGCCTTAGACCCTGATGAGGACGTTCCTGACTACCTGGTTGACCTCATCAACCAGCACAAGAAGCGGATCCCTGGCTGAATTTAGCCTCCCAGCAAGTCGTAAATAGGGCTCAGCAGCAGAGAAGCCCCACATGAAGATTGTCTACATTCACGGCCTGAACCAGACCTCACACTCCTTCAACTACATCCGTGCTCACCTTCCTGAGCACGACGCCGTAGCCCTGAATTATGACTCTCACCAGCCCCTGCGCGACTCCATGCAGGAGGTACGCGACAAGCTTCCTAAGGGTAAGTTCGTGCTGGTAGGTCACTCCCTCGGTGGAGTCCTGGCCATCCTCATGGCGGCAGAGCACGTAGACCGGGTTCAGAAGGTCGTCGCCATCTCCAGCCCCCTGGCTGGGTCAAAGGCGGCATCCAACCTACGCTGGTTCCCAGGTCATCCCAAGATCATTGAGGACATCACCACCTCCAGTCCAAAGATTGAGCTCATCTCTCAGCTGAAGCTCGTTCTTCCGACTCTCTCCATCATCTCCACCGCCGGTGACCTGGCCATTGCTCGAGAGCCCAATGACGGTATCGTGACAGTTGAATCCCAGAAGGCGCTGCACTTCGGCAAGAAGGTAGAGGTGAAGGCCAACCACTTCGAGGTCCTCATGCATGAGAAGACCGTGAAGCTCCTACATGAATTCCTCTTTGGAGATACACCATGAAAATTCTATCCAAGCGAGCCCGTCTTGACATCAACCTGGCTGAATCCGCCCTGGACTACATCGACGTACCGAAGCTGGTAGAGACCATCAAGAAGGTCTGCCCCTTCACCGATGCCGCCAACGCCAAGCCGAACTACTTCGCCGGTGGCTATGACCCGACCTGTATCACCGAGGACTTCTACTTCGTGAACACCAGCACCGGTCAATCGCGAGCCGAGTACATTGAGCAGGCACGGGAAGACGTCGGCTACGACAAGGTCCGTGAGGAACTCATCCGCTGCAAGGACGACCCGGCTTACTTCATTGCCAACTACTGCCAGGTGCCGCACCCTACGCTGGGTTC